ACGGGCTCAGCAGGCCGAGCGGGTAGGGCGCGGGCACCCAGGTTGGGTTACGCCGGGCAGGCGTGATAGAAGACGCGTAGGCCATGACCTGATCTCCAGAGGATCGGTTGCGGTTTAGAGCCGAGGCGTTGGGTTGCCGCCCTTGCCTCGGTTCGCATTTACGGATACCCGTAACTCATGACCTCGTCAATATCGGATACCCCGAAATCGCGCGGACGCCCATCGACGGGTGGGCGCAAGACCGGGATCATGGTCCGTATTCCTGACGATGAGCTTGCTGCGCTCGACGAATGGCGCGAGCGGCAAAGCCCTGAACCGACGCGACCTGAGGCAATCCGGCGTCTGGTCGGAAAGGCCCTAAAAAAGTAGCCCCTACAGGGCGTTGAAGCAGCCCTCACCGCCATCGCAGAACACATGGACTTCGAACGATGCTTCCGTGTCGTCGGCGAGTTTCGCACGACATATGACGGTTTGGGGTTTTCCGCTCTGCATGACGCGCGGCATGTTGTTCTGGCTCGCGCCGAGCCAAAGGCCACCAGTTGATGATTTCTGAGCGATGGCCTTATCGCAAATCGTAACGAAGTCGTTCGGCACCCCTTGGCCTCGGTCGATGCGAACCGCAGGGCTTTCCAGGAAGGGGGCTTTGCCTGTCGCGGACAGGGCCACAACTGCTGCGATGGCCGCAAACCCCACTCCGACCGCGATCCACGCTGTTCTGTTACGCATGAGCCCCTCCCAATTGGCCGGGAGGCTATTCGCCTTCTGAGATGTCCTCAAGGCTAAGCCCCCAACCGGCGCCCATGCGTGCCAGCTCTGCAATTGTTTCAGCCTCGACCAGTTCGGCAGAAGGAGGTGTGAGGTAGGAGGCCAGCGATCCGAGGCGCGGCTCCCGTTCGACCGCGAGGCGGGCGACCCACCACCCGATGCCAGCGACGCGCTTTTGCTCGATGTCCTCGCGGGCCCGGATGGCGATGTGAGTGAGGTAGGGCGTGGAGGCCCAGAACTGCGCCTCTGTCAGGCCGTAGGCTTGGGCTGTCGCCAGAGCCTCTTCCACCAAGTCGAGAGGCGCGTCATCCGAGGGTTTCCGGGCTGCGCGCCCGCCGGCCTCCGGGTGGCGAGCGACCAGGCCTCGAAGATGGCGCTGAAAGCGTTGCCGGGAAGGCCGACCTCGGCCATTGCAGCTTCCGTCGTGATGGCGCCCGCGCTGGCCACGTTCAGAAGCTCGGCCAGGGCGAGGCGCGCACCGGGCTCGCCGGTCAGCGCCAGCTTCATGCGATCGCCGATGGCATCGGCCCCGAGCTGATCGATTGCAGCCCACGTGAAGCGGAGCGGGACTTTATGCCCGCCCCACTCCAACCTGACGATCCCCAGACGAGCGTCGTTCATGCAGAAGCGTCCCCACGCTCAGCAGCCGCCAGAGGCTCCAGCGACACGCTGTAGGTGACTTTGCCGTCGACGGGCGCCGACAAGGACAGGGCAGGGACGGATTCAAACGTCAGGCCCTTCGCGCCCGCGCCGTTGCCGAGCTTGATGCGGAAGGTCTCCGGCGTGTTGGCCGCCTCGGCTGTGAATAGCCTCTCCTGCACGGCATTGCCTTGTTCGTAGTGCATGTCGAAGGTGAATGGCGATTGGTCACGCGGGCCGGAGATGTATTCCTTCGTGCCAGGCGCGGTGTCGAAGTCGGTCGCGTCGATGCGGTTCGGCGGCTGCCCGCCGCCAGAGACGGTCAGCACACCCGGAATATCGGTGAAGGTCGGACCGCCGGTCGTGGCGGTGTCGAGCTGCACCTTCGTGAAGCCTTGAGCCAGAACGGCCATGGTCATTCTCCTGAGGAAGGTTGGCAGGTTGGAGAAGGTCGCGCACCGCCTGCCACGGCGCGCGAAAGGGGTCAGACCTTGACGAGATCCAGCCGGATCGTGACGCGCCGGCCGATGTAGGCCTCGTCGGAGGTCGGCGACTGCATGGGACCGTTGACGCGGCAGACGTCGCACTTGCCGCCCGTCACCGTCAGTTCGCCAGGGCGGTTGTGGAAGAGGTCGCGCACGGCGCGCATCAGCGCTTCGAGTTCGACGCCCGAGCCATTGTCCCGCTGATAGCCGCGCACATCCTGCACGACCAAGCGGCCGATCTCGGTGAAGGTTTCCATCGGCTCGTCGCGCGACGGCACGGCGATGATCAGGAAGGGCTTGGTGGGCGGCGTGTCGAGGAAGTCATCGGGTGCGCGCTCGGAGAAGATGGCCGGAGCGCCGTTGTGGGTCGCCAGCGATGCTGAGACGCTAGCGAGCCGGGCGAAGATGGTGGCGGTCGAGTTCATCCCTTGGCCCCCTGAACGAACGCGTCGCGCAGATCGTCGGCATAGTCGGTAGCCAGCAGCGTCAGGAAGGGGCGGGCGGCCATGCGTTCCGTGCCCTTCTCCAGCGCCTCGGCCTGAGCCGAGTTGGCGACGATGCGGCCGACCAGGTCTTCGCCTTCTTGCCGGATGTTCGGGTCGGCGTTCGTGTTCGCTGACAGGGCGCCGGTGTCTTTCGCGGGAGGCTCGCCGGGAGCCGACGCCTGGTGCTTGCCGTAGATGCGGCCGGAGCCTTGTCGGTTGAGGATGTCGCCCTTGAGGATTTGCTCGCCCCTGCCGAGCGCTCCACGGAGGCCAGCCTCGCCCGCGTCGGTCGCGATCTTGGCGATGACCCCGTCGTAGAGGGTGACCTTGCCCATCAGCGGGCCTGGAGTTCGTATAGGGCGGCCGCCGGGTCGCCCGTCTTGGCGATCACGTCGAAGGTGGACGGGGCCAATCCCTTGGCGGGGTCCGGCGCGGTGACCTTGTGCCCCTTCGCCGGGATGATGCCTACGGGCAGGCTGCCGCCTAGGACGAGAACCAGCCGGTCGGTGCCTGGGATGCCCAGCGAGGCGCGGCGGAAGTCGCTGTAGTCGGTCACCAGAGCCTTGCAGGGGTGCGAGGTCGGCGGGCCCGTCACATAGCCGCCCTGACCGTCTGAGGCCTGCGGTCCCGGCACGATCAGCGTGCCGTCTTCGAAGTCATCGGCGAAGTCCTCATAGGCTTCGGCCTGAAGGCCGGTGATGATGCTCATGCGGCCCTCCGAACGGCGATGCTCTCGTCGCAGCGACAGGCCACGATCTCGTCAGTCCCAGCGCCGAGCGATACATCGCCTGGGAACATCAGCAGGGCGCCGCTCGGGCTCTGGAAGGGTTGGGACAGGCCGCGCACCGTTTGTCCGCTCATGGCGTCGTGGGTGTCGCGCTGGCGACCGTCTTGGGTGGTATGCCAGCCGCGTTCGATGTCGGCTTCAGCGACCCGGCCGTCGTCGACC